ATAGGAGGAATGGATTTTATGAATGAACAATATAGAACTTGCCCTGAATGTGGCAAAAAACAAAAACTAGATATGTTTCTTCCTACTTCTAACTCATCTCTTTATGGAATAAGAGGAACTAGCTACACTTGTATTGAGTGTATTGCTAATAAGATAGATAGAAAGGACTTAGCTTCAATAGATAAGCTATGCCAATTCTTAGATTTACCATATGATGCCAACAAATGGTTAGAAATGGAAAAGAAATATGAAAAGTTGGGCCCACTTCTTATAGATTACTGTCAAGAAATGACAAATGGTAAGTATGCCGACAATGATTGGTTTAAATACAACAAGATGTGGGAAAAGTGTAGAGAGTATAACAGTGTCTTAGATGAATTAACTGCTATGCACTCAGATTTATTAATGTACCTAAGAAAGAAATGGGGACATATTGATGGCTTCAGTCTTGAAGAATATATGAGAATGGAAGAGTATGAACGTCATACATTAAGCCATTATCCATTTAAGGATGAAGCTAGACGTGATATGGTACGTAAGCTTGCTAAGCTTTCTGCAATATCAGACCACTGTATCGCAAATGGTGATAATAAAGAAGCTACAACAGTACTTCAAAGTTATAACTCATTGATGAAAGAACTTGGTATTAGTACACAAACCTCATCTAATGAAAACACTATTGAAAGTTTAAGTGAATTAGTAGCATATTTAGAAAAGACAGGTTTCCTATTAAATTACAAAATAACAGAAAACCGAGACATAGTCGACAAGACCATAGAGAATATGCAACAATACGTTCGTAGATTATTTATGGATTCCAGTGAAACTGTTAATGAGATGTATAATTCTAAAGCATTAAGTACAGAGGCTGGAACTGATATTACTGATGAAGATATAGAACAATTATACTCTGAGTCAGAAGAAGAGGGTATTGAATTAGAAGACCCAATGAATGAATTAGAATTAGAAAATATGTTCCATCAGGTAGAAAATGAATTCAAATAAGATTGATGAAATACTTGATAAGTATTATAATACTTTCCAAGAAAGAAATGATATGTCGCAAATAGTTATTACACCACAGTATGTAGATGAACATAGACAGTGGTTTGAGGATATGGTAAGATTATTTACTTTATATCCTGATTATTTGGTCGATGTAATCACGCCAGGAGATTCATTTTTCAAGTTATACTTTTATCAAAGAGTATTCTTGAGAGTGTGTATGCGTTTTAGAGAGGTTTCTGGAACATTCCCTCGTGCGTATTCAAAATCGTTCCTAGATTTCTTGGATATGAATATTCGTGGAATAATGCAACCACGAAGCAAAGGATTTACTTGTGCTGATACAAAGAAACAAGCAGCACAAATCGTAGAAGAAAAAACTAATGAGATTTACCGATTATTTCCATTCTTAGTTAACGAGCTTAACATAAGTGATATGGATAAGATGAAGAAGAAGTATGGTAATATGGGTAATGACTATGCAGAACTTAAGTTCCGTAATGACAGCCAGATAGATATTGTTAATACTGGTAATGCAGGACGTGGTGGACGTAGACACTGGGGTACACTAGAAGAGTTTGCCATGATGGATGGGGATGCAGTTAACGAAGTAATTATTCCATTAATGAACGTTGACCGTAGAACTGTTGCCGGGTTATTAAATCCGACAGAACCACATGCCGCACAAACAATGATTACTACTGCGGGGTATAAAGGAACTTATGCTCATGATAGAACATTGGAAACATTAGTTGATATGGCATTAGAGCCTGATAAAGCATTCTGCTTTGGCGGAGATTATAGAATACCAGTAATGCACGGTCTTTTATCTGTTGATAAGGTAAAAGATAAATTACAGGCATCTTCTTATAAGCTTGAGTCATTCTTGCGTGAGTATATGTCTGTATGGACTGGCGGTAGTGAAGACAGTTATTATTCATACACTCAAATTAGTAAATGCCGTAATCTTGTAAGACCAGAGTTCAAAAAAGAAAAGGACTTCAAAGGCTTTTATGTATGTGCAGTCGACGTTGCGAGATTTGAGGGCGACCAAACTGTAGCGATGGTATTTAAAGTTTATACTGAAGGTGAGCGTTATAAAATTCATCTAGTAAATATCAAAATTTTAAATGGTACACACTTTAGAGACCAAGCCGCAATGTTGAAGCAGTTAGACCTTGAGTTTGACTTCAGAGCAATCGTAATGGATATTAATGGTAATGGTGCTGGACTTGCTGATTATATGATTGATGAACAAGAGTTAAATGGCATTTATTATCAACCATATGGATTTTTGAATAAAACTAAGTATTCTAACACAGAAAAACGTGGAAATGTGCGAAAATTGTTCGGAATTGAAGCAAATCGAGGCTTAAATAGTGAAATTTATACGAATGCACACATTATTTTGAGTCTAAAACGTGTTTCTCTACTATTAAATGAACGACAAGCACGTAGATATTTTAGTCAGTACAAAATGTGGAATAAAATGAACCCAGTTCAACAGGCTAATAAACTTATTCCTTACGCACAAACCACTAAATTGCAAGACCAGCTTGCTAATTTAAAGGCTAATTTAGATACTAATAGTACTATAGTGCTAACTCGTATCAACAGTCATACGCGAAAGGACTTAGTTTCTGCTTTTGTTTATGGTTTATATTATATTAACCTTATTGAAGAAGAAGAAAGAAAGAAAGCCAATCGAGACTGGAGCAAAGCTCAATTTAACTTTTTAAATTAGGAGGTGAACACAAAAGTGGAAGAAAAATTTTCTAACTATTCTAAATCAAACTTAACTGAATTTAGAAAATCTATTCAAGCTATGGGTACACCAGTAAACAATGGTACTATTGAAATACCACAAGGTACAATACTTACGAATGGTCATAGACCAAACTTACCTATTAAACCTGAACTTATTTTAAAAACACCATTAGCTGATGTCAAAGCTTGGAGAAAGTTCTCAAGGATATATTTTGCCAATCCTTTATATAGAAGATTGCTAGAATATTTTGCTTATATATATTATAATTCTTATATTATATCTCCTATCTTTGACGATAAGAAACCTAATAAAAAGAAATTAATGAAAGATTATAACGCAGCCTTAAGAACTTTAGACGAAGATATCGAAGTAGAAACATTCACTAGTAAATGTTTATTAGACTTACTAGTTGAAGGAGAGACTTACTATTACAATGAAGAATATAGAAAAGGTGCTACTTCATATTACAAAACAATTAAATTGCCTACTGACTATTGTAAAATAATTGGTACGGCTGGTACTCCAGCAGTAAATATCTTTGCAGTTGACTTAACATTTATTGATGCCGCTATGGCAGAAATGACAAAAGATAATTTACTTACTATGGATGAAGTACTAAAACAATATCCTAAAGCTATTAGAGCAGCTTACAAGGAATTCAAAAATGGAAAACTTGATAATCAATGGTTTATAGTTCCAGTAGAGAATGGTATCGCATTTACTACTAGTGATGGACGACCACCATTTGCTTTCTTAATTAAAGAAATAGCACGTATTGAAGAATTAGAACCATTAAAAGATGATTATATTGCAACTAACTTAACTAAGTTATTAGTTCAATTAATCGACATCGACAAAGAAGGAAATCCTGAAATTGACTTAACGTTAGCAGCAGAATTCCATAAAAACTTAAAGGCTGTAGCAGCTAAAAAGAAAAATGTTGACGCTATTACAACTTTAGCAAAAGAAATTGATGTTCTATCTTTAGGTGAAACAGGAGATGCAACAAAGAATTATGAATTCTTACAAACTTATTATGACCAATTTTATGATAACGCTGGCGTATCTGCAGAATTATTTAATGCTACAACAGCTGGTACACTTAAGGAGTCACAAAAGAGAGATAATATGTTTATGTGGAAATTACGTGAGCAAATTGCTGTATGGTTTAATTTCTATTTAAGCAATGTATGTCGAAAAAAGATTATAAAAAATAGCAAATTTGTATTTTCATTTTTAGATATGTCCTATACAAATAGAGAGGAAATGATGAAAAGTTATTTAGAGGGAGCTCAATATGGATTCTCCAAGATTGTACCTCAAGTAGCTTTGGGAGTTAAACAACGTTATATTGAATCGCTTACTGCTTTTGAGAATGAAGTTCTAGACTTAGATAGCAAACTTGTTCCCCTACAAAGTTCGCACACAATGAGTAGTAAAATACTTGCCGACAGTAAAGCTGCTCAAACAAAGACTGGTAACTTAGAAGCACAAGAAGCCAGTGAGAAAAAGAATGGACGTCCAGAATTGGATGATAACGAAAAAGAGGATTCTACTATAACGAAGGAAGCGAGTTTATAGGAGGGAGCTACAATGAACGAATTACATAAGTATGCAACCTTTTCAGTTGATTTATTAGGTACTCCTAACAAAATCAATAGTACTTTCTCAATGGGAAGAGCTCGTATCTTCTATAAAGGAATAAACAGAAACCGTTCAATCATCGATGGAGAAGTTGCTGAGCAATTAGCATCAACAATTCCTGGTACACCAGTAATTGGAACATTCAACTATGAAAGTAATGATTTCGAAGGCCACGAGGAAAATCCAAGTGCTTTTGGTTTTATCCCTTTAGAACCACATGCAGCCTGGGTTCATCAAGATGATACAAATAAGGAATATCTAGAAGTAGATGTTGTTATTTGGGATGGTCGTTTTGAAGAAGCTCAAGACATTCTTAAGAATGAAAAGCATTTATCTATGGAATTAAATCCTAGAACAATGAAAGGAACATTTGAGAGAATAGGTGCTAACACTTATTACAGAGTTACATACGCAGAATTTGCAGGCATAACTGTTTTAGGTGATGGCGTAGAACCTTGTTTCGAAGATGCTCAATTCGTTACAGCATTTAGTAATATGGTAAGTGCATACGCATTATATGTTGAGGAAGCACAAAAAAATAATGAAGGAGGTAAAAACATTATGGATAATATTGCTGAAATTGTAGAACCAGAAGTTGCTACTAATCCAGTTGAAGAAGAAGCTACTGAAGTTGTTGAAACAGAAGTTGTTGAAACAGAAGAAGTAGAAGCTACTGAAGCAGTAGAACCTGAAGTTGAGACTGAAGAAGTTGCTGAAGTTGAAGCTGAAGAAGAAGCTGAAGAAGTTGAAGAAGAAACTGAAGTTGTAGAAACTGTTGAAGACACAGCAGAAGGAACAGAATTCGAATCTAAGGAATCTGACGATAAGGAAGAAGACGAAGATGAAGAAGAAGAATGTCCTGAATGCGGAAAAAATCCTTGCGTTTGTGAGAATTCTTGCAATAAAGAAAAGGATTATTCAGCTTTAGAAGCTGAGTTAGCTGATTATAAAGCAAAATACGAATCACTAGAAAACAAGTATAATGACGCTTTGAGTTCATTAAACAAATATACTAAAAAAGAAAAATTAGAAATTATCAACAAATTCTCTACTAAATTAGAGAGGGATGAGTTAATTGAAAAATTAACAGCCGAGGTAGATAACTATTCGCTTGATGAAATTAAGAATGAACTAGGTCAAGCTTTAGTTGAACAATTATCTGCCGAAGAAGAAACTGAATCTGAAGATGCTGATTCTAACTTTAGCCTAAATATTAATATTGCAGACAACAGTTTAGGAAATAGCGCTTGGGATTTAGTAAAACGCCACAAGGCAAATAAATA